AAAATGGAGGAAGTAATGGAGAGAAAAGGATTCATTGGAGGATCTGACGCTGTAAAAATTATGAATGGCGATTGGATAGAACTTTGGGAAATCAAGACAGGTAGAATAGAGTCGCCTGATCTTAGTAAAAACTTAGCAGTACAAATGGGTATACTTACCGAGGACTTTAACATTAGTTGGTTCGAGCAAGAGTATCAAAAAGGTGTTCATGGTCAGCAGTATGAAATACTTTTAGGTGGTACAGATACTATGCCACCACTTAAAGGTACACTAGATGGTCTTGTAGGTAGCAATGACATTATAGAATGCAAACACACTAATGCATTTAATAATATGGAAAAGGTTATCTCATATTACATGCCGCAAGTGCAGTTGTATATGTATCTTAAAGTTCTTAGCACAAAAAAACCATCAAAAGGTTGTTATTTATCTGTATTTTTTGGCAACAGTAAATGGGAATGTAGTTACATTAGTTACGATTCTAATTATTTAGCTACTGTAATCAGTATGATACAAGAGTTTTGGGGTTATGTTGAGAGAGACGAAGAGCCACCACACGCGTTTAACACAGGTGTTACGCAAGCAACTTTAAATAATATAAGAGTAGATTATACAATAAGACGTGACGCTAACTTAGACAACGAGTTTATGTCTGTAGCACACGACTACATTGAGCATCAAGGTGGCGCAAAGATGTTTGACAATGCTAAGAAAAGTTTAAAACAAATGGTTGGTCATGACGAAAGAGAGGTATACTGCGATCAACTTTCCGTAAAGCGCGACAAACGTGGCGCATTAAGAATTCATGTAAAGGAGGAAACATCATGAGTGATAATAAAATACAAGCAATCAAAGCTTTAATTCAAGCACAAAAACAAATGGCTAAAGTGTTAAAGAGAGCTACTAACCCACACTTTAGAAGTAAATACGCAGATTTAAAGTCTGTTGTAGAAGCAGTAATGCCAGCGTTTTTAAATAATGGGTTTGCAGTTACGCAACCCAATGGAGCAGATGAGTTAGGTGATTATGTAGAAACAATACTAATGCATAGCTCTGGGTTTTTATTTAAATCTAAAGTTTACCTAAGATTAGGTAAGCAAGATATGCAAGGGTATGGTTCAGCTACTACTTACGCTCGACGCTATGGTTTACTAGGTATGGCAGGTGTAGCACCAGAAGATGATGATGCTAATGCAGCAGTTGCTACAGATAATAAAAACAAAAAAACAATTTCAACAGATCAATTCTAAGGAGAGACTATGAGTGATTATGATAACACCAACACAGGTGCGGCCTTCAAACCTTTTGATAACATGAAGTTAATACTGCAAGGTAAACTAAACCTTGAAGGTAATGACAGAGATATAGTTCTAGTTACTGACACAACTAAGTCAGGCAAAAGAATTATTAAAGCGTATCAAAAGCTAGGTGTAATGTTTGAGAATGATAGCAACAATGAGAAAGCACCTAGTTACAGTGGCTCTCTTGATGACTATGCTACAAACAAAGACATGCAAATAGCAGGTTGGAAAAAAGACGCTGGTGCAACAAGCCCTTATATTTCTATAAAAGTATCAGAGAAATACAGCGACACACCTAATGTTAACCAATCTTTAGACCAACAATTAGGTGACGACATACCATTTTAATATAGGCTTTTAACGGTACTATATTAGCCTAGAAGAGTGCGTCATAATCTACGTATTATATAAAATGCGTTGTACCATATTTAGGATTGTTATAAGCGCACTCTTTTTTAATTGTCGTGGGTTTTTAAGTACGTACTTAAGTACCCACATAACAGGAGCGGTGGCCCACCCAAAGGGCAAGCCGCTCCGTATTGGAGGAATACAAATGACTACCGCACAACAAGTAATTGATAGACTTAAAAGAGTAGCTAGTATTATACAGCTAGATGCTCTTGAAAAAAATAGAACAGGGGTTAGAAACAGAGGTGATGAGCTGCTTGCTTTGATCATATTGCTGGAGGATAAATTAAATGAAAGCAACACAACAAAAATTTAAAATATCAGTCGAACAAGAAATACTCTACGGCAAGCTACTTAAAGAGTCAGCTATTGCTATGGGTCAGGTAGGTAGATTACCAGAGTTTAAAGTATATCAAGCAACAGACAAATTAAACAATCAGAAAGCACAAGCGTATCAGATAATAAAAAATTCTGGTGTAATAAATGCTTTACAATTAGCAGAAAAAATGAACTTATCTAAACCTGATCACGCTAGAAATATTATTCAGAAATTAATTAGAGATAATAAAGTTGAAAGAGTTAAAAGAATTATAAGAGATTTCTATCCATACTCAGGGTATAAGATAAAACAATGACTGACCTTACAATAGAAAAATTTTTAAGACGAATGGATAAAGCCAACGTAGCTAACAATGGCTTTCCATACGACAGAGTAATAACAAGCGACAAGTTCTTAGTTAAGTTAGGTCAAGAGGTAGGTGACTTGGTTAACCTAGTTCTTATACTTAATGATGAGCTGGAAAGAATAAGAAAAAATTCTATTGATATTTAAATTCTTCTCTGACTTTAATACACTGGCAGTCTATAAAAAATAAATCACCATCTTTTTTTTCAATAGCATTAGCCATAGAATAAACAGCAGTCTTAATGTTAGCTTCACATTTCTCTATGCTTGACTCAGCAACAGGTGGAACCCAAGCACGACACATCTCACCAGTAGCAAACGTAGCACAATACACCATAGCCATAATCCACATTATAAACAAACCTTTATACGACTAACTTCACCTTCTTGTTTATGATATGTAATGCCCTGCATCTGTGACCTGCTGCTGTAAGCATGGCTAGAAGCATAAGAGTCTTTACCTGTTACAGCTCTGAGTTGCTCAACAAGTACGCCACCTATCTCACGCATCATTGTGTGGTGTAGATGTCCAGTAAAATAAAATCTATGTTTAGTTCTGCCCCATATCTCAGGCCAAGCATCAGCCATATGCAACACAAGCCTATCTGCTTTTGCTTTGTCTCCGTGGTGCGCGGCAATCATGACACTTCCAAACTCATGCACGAAGAAATCAGCAGCGGTTTGTTCCACAGTCACTCTAGTATTATTTTTGTAACGCTCTGCCATTGCAAACATCACAGCCAAATAAGAAGTCTCGTTGTGATTACCACGCAATACCCTGCATATTACTTGCTCATGTTTTTGCAACGCACAATCAATCGCAGATGCCAACGCAGATATTGCACACCTCAGTGCATAAAAAAATCTTTCGGATACATCGAGTGGATGTTTACTTCTAGGAGTTTGTGCGTTGTTATCATCAGCGTGGGTTAAATCACCAACATCTAATATCAAAGCGTACTTAGAATTAGGTGAGCTAGATACACACTTAGCCATACCAGTTTTAATTCTATCTACTGCAATGTCAGAGTTATACTCAGCGCCTGTTTCTTCAGCGTGCGCTCTCATACCTATGTGTGCATCAGCTATAGGGTAGAGTGTAAGTAAGTTGTCCTCAGAAAAGCCTGGGGATTTTATTATTGGACAAAGAACAATGCCATTAATTATATCGCGTATTGATTCTGCTATATCATTAGTATCAATCTTATCTATTTCATTTCTAAAATATAAACTAACATCATCAGTCTTAATCCAACCAGAATGCACAGCATTTATGTTAGCCATACCTGTTTCAGTCATGGCATACTTAATACCATCATCAGCTTCTTCATATTTCTTTGCTGAATTAATTCTGTGTCTTAAAGCAGACCGACTAATACCTAAAGCCTTTGCCGCTTTGACTTGACTTCCGTATTTAACAACAGCATCGAGTGCTTCTTGTTGTTTTGATGTCACTTACGTTCCTTACAAATACACTTGTCTACACAAGCACATGTGTCTTTGCATATACATTTACCATTACATTTGCAAGTCATGCTAATTTCCTACCAATGGATTGTTAAGTGCCTTCATAATTTTATTGTCTAAATTAGTTTCAAGTGTATCTATTTTTTCATCAAGCCTATCTACCTTTGCATCAATTCTAATTTCAAATGCACTGATAATATCTCTGATTGTTTTAACATTAGATGCGCTTGCAGTGTTAACATCCTCAACTGATTTCCTATTGCGCTGCTCTTGTTTATCTAGGTTGTCTGTTTGTTTATCTAACTGTGACTCAACAGAATTTTCTACATCTCTTAACTCAGTAGCTTGTTTATCTAGCTGGGATTCTAGCTGTGAGTTAATCAAAGTCATATCTTCTTTTAGCTCCATCTTCAGATCATACACATCTGTTTGTAGTGTAGCTACAATATCTTTAATACCATTGACCTGCTCTCTAACTACTTGATTCATTAGATCATCAGCTTCTTTTAGATTGTTAAACTCAGTAGCTATAACTTCTAACTCATTGTGTACCATAGTAATGTGGTTATCTATGTGACTAAGATCAGGACTAACAAAGGAAGCTATCTTAGATTCCATGTTAAGATAACGTTGGTAAACCTCAAAGCCGCCCCACAAACCACCAATCAATGTACCAAGCAGCGGAACAATAAGTAATAACTTTGAGCCACCTACTTTAATTCCCTTGTATTCTACTTCTGCCATGTGACTCTCCTATCGTACTGAGTATCTATTAATCTATCCATCTTAGCATTGCTTCCACCAAACATAACAAAGGAAGCCAAACCATTATCTAAAATCTCTGTGTCTTTAATTGTAGTAGTGGGAAA